TGTACGGCACCAACTCATTTGAAGTTACAGGTGGGCAAGGAGGTTGCGGTGGCTGATATTGCACCGATGCTCGGAGCGATCCTCGGCATCAGCAAGACCCCGAAGGGTCAAGACAAGAAGCGCGCGAAGAAGTCGCGGGGCGAGAAGTCCGTGACGGAGCCCGAGCAGCAGCGCAGTGAGCTGGCGTCGAGCAAGGCACCCCCGCCCCCGACGGACAAGAAGCTGATGCGCGAGAGCGCGAAGCACACGATCCGCCGTGCGACTGAGGACTGGGTCTCGGGCCACATCACCACGAAAGAGTGCTCGGCCGCGCACGCGCGAGCGAAGCATGTCCTCTCGGGTAAGAAGCCTCACGAGTTCAAGGGCCCGAGCGGCGAGCGCTCCTTCAAGAAGATGCGATGATCATCGTCACACAGATCCGTATGGGTATGTGCTACTGCGGCATCCGTATGGATCGTTCGTGGCGGTAGCATGCCGCAGATAGGTAACCGGTACCTCCAGGGCACCCCGATCCTTCCGTACGCCAACGTCAAGGCGTACCCGAACACTGATATTTTTTTCGACCTGCAGTTCGTAGACCACACGAACACGCCGGTCATCCCGACCGACATACGGCTAGAGATCGATGACATCTCTAGTGCTACCGTGGCGATGGCGAGCACCCCGGTTACGCTGGTGTCGACCGGCGCTATCGGGACGGTGGCGTCACCGTTCACGTACCCCGCGTTTGCGGCGACGATGTATCTGCAGGTGCTCGCGTCGGCGTGGCAGATGACATTCCCGTACGTCGGCTCGCAGCTCTGTCAGGTGGGCATGCAGTTCACCGCCATCGACTCCGTGACCGGCCAACCGTTCACGTCTACTGCAGTGATTGCGATCATCGAATTATGCGCGCTCGCGACGGTGAGCGGCTTAGCGTATTGATTTGTATACCCAGGTAGCGCCTCTGACACCAGGCAATCGAAGCCAAAATGTAACGCGCCCTGGGTAATTTTAATTCGTATGTGAGGTACGAGATATGGCGAAGATAGATTTTAGTCAGAAGCTGCTTGACGATTTGATCGCGGTGGCGCTCCTGGATAAAGCTGAGGGGGTCATCAAGCTCCCTGACTGGCAGCGTATCTTGCGCGGCGAAGTCGTCGCGGTCGGGCCCGGACGGATGCTCCCCCTCGGTGAGCGCGCTCCTATGGAGTGCCACGTTGGAGACATAGTCTCCTTCGCGGCCACCGCCGGCATGGATTCTGACTACGGTGTGGGTAAGAAGGTCCGCCTCATGCGTGATACCGACGTGGACGCGGTGATCCTATGATGCTCACCGAAGAGTTGGAAGAAGTCGGCAAGCGCACGCGCGTCCTCCGCGACCGCGTGCTCGTGAAGATTCTGCCGTACGCGCATCCGACGCTGGCAACACCCGGCATCGAGATTAACAAGGGTGTCGTGATCGCGGTCGGCTACGGCCGGCGCCAGCGGCGCAAGGTTGCGTTCAAGCAGGAGATCAGCGAAGGCCCTCCCGTACTCAGCGCCGATGGCCGAGTGATGCAGTTTGCGAAGAGCAAGCTCTCAGGTAAGACGCTGTGGTTCGAAGATGGAGACGAGACTGGCGCGATCATCCCGATGCAGGTGAAGCCCGGCGATGTCATCGAATTCAGTTTCCGCAACATCACGCTCGTCGACTTCGACCGCGTAGGATTCCCCGGCATCGGCGACCTCGCCTTCGTCTGGCAGAAGGCGATCTACTCCGTCGATCCCGACGAGTCACTGAACGAGTGCCTGATGTGGCAGCAGAGCGCCGGCTACGACCGAAAGGGTAACTTCATGAGTGGTTCTGAGGACTGGCACCGCGCCTAGGTATGGGACAGAACGTAGCGGACGATGACCAGCTCGGTAGCCTCGCGAAGGCGAAGACCTCCGGCGCACCGAGCACCCCCTGGGGTAAGTGGCCCAAGATCAAGCCGGAGACGGTCGCGCCCCTGCGCGATGGTCGGCCGGACATGTACAACCATACGCCGACACGCTTCGTTTCTCTTGCAGAGGCGAAGGCGCGCGGCTGGAAGCACTTCTGGACCGGTGAGGTGTGCGTCACCGGGCACCGCGCCGCGCGCTACGTAGCGAACGGTAGCATCTGCGTTGACTGCCAGCGCGTCGAGCGCGGTCAGATCCCGGTATACGGCAAGGGCGTACCAGAGCTTGAGGCCGCGCGACGTCGCGCTTATACGCAGAAGAACACCGCGCCCGCCGGCCCACCTGTGCCGAGCGCTGGAGAGAAGAACTTTTTGGCGAAGTACGCGGAGCTGAAGGACTTCGCGCTCGCCGCCGACGCGTGCGGGCGCAGCGAGTCTGAGTTTCTGGCGATCCTGAGCTGGAACACTACCTTCAGGGACGCAGTTAACCGCCTCGAAGAGAGCATCGGGGTCACCCGAACGCTGAGCGTGACCGAAGATTTTGACTGGACAGACGAGAAGCGTCGCGCGTTCCTGATCACGTACGCCAACACGGCCGACATGAAGCAATCGCTGCGCTCCGTTGGAGCCACCAACGTGCAGTTCCATAAGGAACTGAACAGCAACAGCGAGTTTCAGAAGGATTTTGACGACGCCGCGCAGGTCGCGCGGTCTGTATTCGACCACGCAGCCTCCGCGGCAGCCACAAAGGGCGACGCGCGCATGCTCGGGCGCATCGCGGCGAACTTTTTCCCGGAAAAGTTCGGTGAGAGCCTGAAGATGGATCTCAACGTCAAGCAAAATCTCAATGCGGACCAAATAAATGCGCAAATTACCCACCTCCTATCAAGATTTGATAGACAGGGTCTACTCTCCGCTCCCGACGAGCCTGAAAGAGATGCTGTCGAAGCAGAGTACCGGGAGATTGAGCCTGTCGGAGCAGATGAAGCTGCTGAGTTGGCTAGAGCAGAGAGCGCGGACGCAGGACCAGACCCAAATAGTGACCTGGTTTCAGGATTCGTCTGACCATCCGGCGCTGAAGAACTGCCCACTGGGGCGGAAACACTACCCGAAGCAGATGAGCTTCTTCGCGTTGGAGAAAACTGACGACGAGATAGCGCTCTTCGGTGGAAACAGAACGGGAAAAACGCATTGCGGGTGCTTCGCGGACGTACTGCACCTCACCGGACTGTATCCAGACTGGTGGCCTGGACGCCGATACTCCCACCCTATAGATATGTGGGTCGCGACGGATACTGCGAAGAACACGCGCGACATTTTGCAGGAAAAATTCTGCGGGAAGCCTGGCCAAGAGCAATCGTACGGTACCGGAATGATTCCCGGCGACCTTTTGGTGCGGCGGACAGTGAAGCACGGTCTCGCCGATGCGTTTGAGTCAGTTTTCGTGCGGCACGTGTCCGGCGGAATCTCTACGCTGCAGTTCAAGTCTTACGATCAGGGCCGCGAAGCGTTCCAAGGCACGCTCCAACATCGTATTCACTTGGACGAAGAGCCAAAACTTGAAATTTACACCGAGTGCCTACTCCGTTTGCTGAGCACGGTGCCTGGTGAGCCGAACGGCACGCTTGCGCTGACAGAGACGCCCATGTTAGGTGTCTCGGACCTGATGATTGCGTTCATGCCCGATCTTTCGCCTGAACCTGACGCAGTACCAGCGGAGGCGTGGGATATGGGTGAAGAGGAAGAGGTAGTCATAGATGAGGAGATCGCAAATTGAGTCGCGCAGCGATCTTTTTAGACATGGATGACGTCCCACACCTCGGCGAGAAAGAGAGAAAGCAAATCCTCGCGGGCGTACCCGCGTGGCAGCTGCAGGCAAGAAAGTCAGGCATCCCCGGCCACGGCACCGGAGCAATCTACCCGATCCCCGAGGACGTGATGAAGATCGAGCCCTTCGACATTCCGTCGCACTGGCCGCGCTCGTATGGGATGGATCCGGGCTGGAACTGCACCGCGGCCATCTGGTTCGCTTGGGACATAGACAACGGGTTCAATGACGCCTCCGGTCAGCGCCGGTACCCGGCGGTGGCGTACGACGAATACTATCGCGGCCAGGCCGATCCCGCCGTGCACGCCGCGGCGATCATGCGCCGCGGCCAGTGGATCCCAGGCGTCATCGATCCCGCCGCGCAGAAGGCGCGCGGGCCCGATGGCGAGCTACTGATCGACGCGTACTGTCGGCTCGGTCTGAAGGTCAGCAAGGCCGACAACACTGTCGTGTCTGGTCTTGTCCAGACCTGGGACATGCTCTCGACGCAGCAGTTGCGCGTCTTCAGCACGCTGACGAATTGGTTCAAGGAAGTGCGCCTCTATCGTCGCGATGAGAAGGGAAACATCATCAAGAAGAACGATCACCTCATGGACGCCACGCGTTACGAAGTGATGAGTGGCTTCGATGTGGCGAAGGCTCCGCCGGCCAGCGAGGGTGGGCTCCCCTGGTTCAGCTGGTCGCCCGAGATGGCGTCGCAGGGAGGCGTGTGGAGTGGGTGAAGCCTATTGACGAGGTGGCGCGAGACTTACGCCGTCAGGGCATGTTTTTGTTGGTGGACGCGCGCAGCAGACGGATAGTGTTCTACGGATACAAACGTGACACCGTCCAGATAAATCAGATGATTGAGTCACTGAAAGGGCGCAGCGACGAGATGGTGAAATATTTAATCGCACAAGCACGTGCAGAGGGTGAGACCACATGAGCGTTACATTGAAGTTGGTGCACGAAGAGGGTATCCGTCTGCGACAGCAGGCAGCCCACAAGATAGAGCACACGGATGAAAAGACGAAGGCAGTAACTACCTCCGTCGACTGGCGCTTTGTGAAGCGTCCGGATTCAGGCGGCAAAGTCGTCGAAGAGTGCCAGCAGGATGAAGATCCGCGACGCGTCGACTCGAACGGCCGCAAGATGCAGCTCGGTACGTACACCGTGCACGTCACCCACGGGATGAACAACCTGGTGATTGAGCGCAAGGGGAAGGTCACACCGTTTAATTTCAAGAACGGCGCGATCCGCAACCAGGTCCGCATCCAGTACCAGAGACTGGTCGATAGTGGACGAAAAACAAAGGACCAGAAACCCGTGCACGAATGGAAGAATGATGGGGCGCCCCAGTATCTACCACCCAACACATTTGGCGGAGCCTTCGTCGGTGAGGGGCAGCGCGCTATCGTGGACGAGATGCCAACGTAAATGACGACGAACTCTGGCGACAATTTCGACCTGATCTCATCGATTCCCGGAACGCCGGGCACGCTCCCCCACTCGCCTGGGTTCGATATCGAGGACGAGGGCGCGCTTATGTCGCGCGTCCGTACCTTTTATGACGACGGTGTAGGTTCGTGGGAAGAGAACCGGCGCATGCACTCTGAAGACCTGAACTTCATATACAACTCTGAGGCGATGGGACAATGGGACCCAGTAGTATTGCAGAACAGACGCGGCAAGCCCTGCTACACCTTCAACCGGTGCTTGCAGCCGGTCAATATGGTAGTGGCGGATATGCGTCAGACGCGGCCCGCCGGCAAAGTGCGGCCTTCTTCCGAAGGTGCGTCCGAATCAACTGCAGAGGTTTTTGCCGGCCTGTGCCGCTCCATCGAGCAGGCTAGTCGCGCCGACCAGATCTACAAAGAGCAGTTCAAGTTCGCCGTCGCTGGCGGGTTCGGTGCGTGGCGCATCATGCCGACCTACATGCAGGACGACGGTGAGGGTGCGTTCGACCAGGTACTACGCGTCATCAACATCGCGAACCCGCAGACGGTGGTATGGGATCCGCAGTGTGCCGACGCGTGTGCGGGCGACGCCAACCGCTGCATCGTAGCGGAGCGCATCTCCGACGACATCTACGACAACCTCTACACGACCGGCGACAACCCGCGAGGGAATCGTTCAAGCTTCAACATGTCCCGTGACAGCTACGGCTGGTTCACCGACAAGGAAGTTCGGATCGCCGAATACTTCGAGCGTATCCCGCGTGAGAAGTGGATCGCCAAGATGACTGACGGTACCGTCCGCGACTACGATGCCGACCTGAAGGCGACCGAGCAGCACCTCGAAGATCACGGGCTGACGCACGAGAAGAGTGGCGTCACCCGCATCGCACGGAACAAGAAGACCGGCGAGAAGATGATCCGCCGGACCACTAAGTGGCAGGTCATGTGGGTCAAGGTAGACGGATCCAACGTCCTCGAAGGGCCTTACTACTACGACTGGAAGCGGATCCCCGTGGTTCGTTGCCCTGGCCGCTACATCAACATCGAGGGCCGCAAGAAGTTCCAGTCGCTGATTCGCCACTCGAAGGACGCGCAGCGCAGCTACAACTCCCGTGCCTCGGACATGATCGAGCGGAGCGCGCTCCTGCCGAAGGCTCCGTATCTCGTCACTGAGGCGATGATTAAAGGTTACGAGAACGAGTGGAACCAGGCTAACGTCGCCTCGCGTCCGTACTTGCCGTACAACGTCGACAAGAACGCGGAGGGTGGGATGCCGTTCCGCACGCCACCGCTTGATCTGCCGCAGGGCGCGATGGCGCTCGCGCAGATGTCGATTCAGGATATTCAGGCCACCATCGGCTACTTCGACCCAGCGCTAGGCAACTCCGACGATATGAACCGCGTCTCGGGTAAGGCGCTCGTGCAGCACACGAAGCGCTCGGACCTGGGCAGCTACGAGTTCATCGACGGCTTCAGCTCCGCGCTGCAGCTCACCTGGGAGATGATGGTCGACATGATTCCGCCCACTATGGACACGGAACGCGTCGAGCGCATCATCGGCCAGGACGGCGTCGAGAAGATGGTCGAGCTGAACAAAGAGCACGAGTTTACCGGCGACATCATGAACGACCTCTCGAAGGGGTCCTACGACGTTGAGGTTACCATCGGCCCGAGCTTCCAGTCGGCGCGACAGGAAGCGCTCGATACGTTGATCTCGTTCGCTGAGGCTATGCCGAGCGCGGCGCCTGTGATCCAGGACTTGATCGCTAAGAACATCGACTCGCCGGACGCGCAGGAGATGGCTAACCGACTACGGATCCCGCTGATACAGCAGGGCATCATCCAGCCGACGCAGAAAGAAAAAGAGGCTGGCGTCGGCTCGAAGAAGAGCCAGCAGCAACAGATGCAAGAGCAGCAGCAGCAGCTGGAGATGCGGCTGCTGCAAGGCAAAACCCAGAAGATGACGGCAGACGCCCAGATCGCACAATCTCGCGCTCAGTCTAGCCCGATGGAGCAGCAGAAGATCCAGTTCGAGACCGCCGGCAAGCACCTGGCGAACATCAAGCTGGCGCATGAGATCGGCACCGACCAGAAACAGCAGCAGACTGATATGCAGTCCGCGCAGATGGATCTAGCTGCCAAGCATGTCGGCAATATGCAGGACCTGACGCACGCGACCCAGCAACATCAGCAAGACCAGCAGCATCAGCTCTCGCAGAACCACAACGATCAGCGTATAGCATTCGCCAACGAGCAGGCGGAGGCGGTCCGCGCCCAGCAGAAGCACGAGGCCGACATGCAGCGAGCCGCGCAGGCCCACGAGGCCGAGATGTCTCGCGCGCACGCGAAGCACGCGCTGACGATGAAGCACCAACAGGAGCTGAACGAGCAGAAGGTCGCCGCCGCGAAGGCGCTGGCCGCTGCAAAACCCAAGAAGCCAGCCAAGGCTGCTTGATCTTCGATGTCTGGGTGAGACCTGACCGCCTCGCGGAAGCGTATTCCGTGTAACAGGAGAGACTAGCATGGCCTTTACTCGTGCAGATTTAGAGAATTACGAAAAGCAACCGCAGAAACCGGTCGACGACAAGTTGAACCCGTTCCGCGGCGCTACCCCCGCCCGTGCCGCAGACGCCGCCGCAGTTGCTGCCGTCGCCGCGGGCCAAGTTGATGCCACTCCGGGAGGCAGCGCTGCACGAGCAGCCTCGGATCCGCTTGTCGACGACGATACCCCCATCGTTGACGAAGACGGAACACTCGGCGACCCGACCGATTCGGGTGAGGGGACTTCGGACGATGACGCGGACTCGTCCACCGCATCCGTCGACCCCAGCGATGAGACGGATCCCAACACGGACTTGACTGGCGAGAAGGGTGAAGACGAGGCTACACCCGCCCGGCCGGCCCCGAAGAAAGGATCTGCTGAGGAACGCATAGTAGAGCTGAACGATCTGCTCGAAGGCACGAAGATATTTGGCAAGCACATGCAGAGCCAGCTCAAGGACGCACTGTCCGAGCTGGAGCGCTTGAAGAACGGTGGTAAACCTACCGCCGAACAGAGCGCCGCTGCAGTTGCTCCTCCTGTTGTGGAAGACGAGCCGATGCCCGACCTAGCGGACCCGGATATCGCCTTCGACAACGACAAGTATCGAGCGAAGATGCAGAAGTGGACGAGGAGCCAGGCAGCGGCAGCCGCAGCCCAGGTACTTCGAGAGATGAACGGCCAGAGCGAGGCAGTCAAGCGTCGTGAGGTGGTGGAAGATAAGATCCGAGAGTTTGCGAAGACTCACAAGGATTACGATTCCATCGTCACGAAAAATCCGGTACTGGCTGCGCATCAGCTAGGCCCGGACGCAGGCGCTGCAGTCGCTCAGTCTGAGCACGTCGCCCGTATCTTGTACGAGTTTGGGAAGGACACCGCCCTCGCGATTAGAACCGCGAAGCAGAGCCCGGCCCAGCAGTGTATCACCGTCGGGAAGATGATCGCAAAGATCGAGGCCGAGCAATCCGCTTCAGGATCAAAGCAGAACGGCTCTAAGCCCGATGCGCAAACAGGGCAAAAGAAGTCCATCACCAAGGCGCCTCCTCCCCCCACAGCAGTAAGGGCTGCGGGACGTGCGTCAGAGCGAGATGTCGTCGACCCTAACATGTCGATGGAAGAGTTCGCTCGACGCCACAGAGGAAGCAAACAGTCACTCCGCGAGAACGCCCGGAAGCAGCGCGGACTGAACTAAATAAAATCGGAAAGGAATAATGGCTAACTCACTAATCACCGCTCAATGGGTTGCACGCAAGGCTCTCGTCCTGCTGCACGCCAAGAGCAACTTCACGGGTCGCACGAACCGTGATTACCAGAGCTTGCTGCCCGGCCCCATCAACGGGGTCATCTTGGGTCAACAGCTCTCGATCCGTCTCCCGTTCCAGTACACCCTGCGTACTGGCCCGCAGATGAACGCACAGAACTCGGTACAGCGTTTCGCCACCCTGTTGGTCAACCAGCAGCTCGGTGTCGATATCAACTTCACTTCGGTGGAGCGTGCCATGTTGCTGAACAACTTCGAGGAGCAAGTGCTCGAACCTGCCATGGCGCGTCTCGCGGCCGGCATCGAGAACTTCACCACGGGTCAGGTCAACAACGTGCCGAAGTTCACGGGCGCCTTCAACACCACGGCAACCTACGATCAGCTGCTCCAGAACGAGCAGTACCTGACGGAAGCCTTGGCGCCGGAAGATGACCGTCGCACCTTCACCGCGACCCCGCAAACCTCGCGGTACTTCGTCCGTGACAACAAGGGCCTCTTCAATCCCGAATCGACGATCTCCGACCAGTGGTTGGAGGGTGTGATTGCGGATAAGGCTGCGGGCTACGTCTGCTTCCGTAACACGAAGCTGCCAACGCACGTCATCGGATCGTTCAGCACCACGGCGGCCCCGGCCGTCAACGGCGCCGGTCAGTCCAACCCCGGCGCGGGTAACGCGTTCGTTTCGACCTTCACACTGAACACGAACGGCTGGGCGGCGGGTGTTACCACCCTGAACGCTGGCGACGTGATCAGCATCGCGGGCGTGAACGAAGTCGACCCTGAGACGAAGGCGTCCCTCGGCCGTCCCAAGCAGTTCGTCGTGACCGCGACCATCAGCGACACCGCTGGTGCGATTGCGATCCCGATCGCCCCCGGCATCATCACCGGCGGCGCGTACCAGAACGTGGACAACGTTCCGGCAGCTGGCGCTCTTATCAGCGTCTTCGGCCAGAGCGGAGCCGCTGCCATCGCTGCCCTCAACGGTCAGCTGATCAAGCAGTCACTCGGCTGGTATAGGGACGCGATTGTGTTTGCGAATCCCCCGATGCTCGACCTCAGCCCACTCGTCAAGATGACGGCTGCAGAGAGCTTCGAAGGGTACAACATACGCTTCGCGCAACAGTGGGATCCGTCTAACGACGTGCTCCCGGCTCGCCTCGATTCGATTGTCGGCGCCGTGCTCGCTTACCCCGAGCTGGCCGTCCGAAACATCGAAGTCGCGTCGGCTGCCTAACCCATAGGAATATAGAAAATGAGTAACATTCAAGTTGGATATGGGCACGGCGACGTTGTCGGCATTCCGTTCGACTTCTACGGTGGAGCGACCCTGGTCACAGGTTCGACGATCACCATGCAGACGAACCAGCTCCTCCTGAGCAACACGACTGGCGGCGCCATCGCCGTCACCATCAACCTTCCGCTGAACCCGGTGGATGGTTGCTGCGCTGAAATCAGCAACGTGTCGCCTGCAGTGGCAGACGTGCTTACGATCACCGCGATCAACGCCAACACTGGCGACGTGATTGCGACCTCGGGGCTCGGCGTTCCCGCTACCATAACGGTAGTGGCCTCCACCTCGGGCGGAAGCGCGATTGCGACCGTCAAATACAAGTACACCCTGAACGGCTTCCAGCCGGCATCGGGAGCGGCTGTGAACCCGCGTACTTGGTTCCGCGTGCAGTAAAACAAAAAGACAGCGCCGCCGCCCTCACCCGGTAGGCGCTGGTGGTGAACGTCCACCTGATTAAGCAGACGTGACAGCCGGAGAGACGGCACTGAATTTTACAGAGAGGCGCGCGTGGCTCAGACCAATCAGCAGATCATTACCGAAGCTTTCCAGAAGCTTGGCGTTGTACGCGAGGGGCGGCAACCGTCCCCAACGCAGTCCACCAACGGTATGACTATCCTCAACGACAACCTTCTGACGCAGATGCGCGACGGTTGGGGGAACATCGGCTGGTACCCGCAGACCATCGCGCAGCTGAACAGCATCGCGCCTCTCAAAGACGAAGATATTGGCGACGTGAAGTGGTGCCTGGCTGGATGGCTATCGCCGCACTACGGCATCACGATCTCACCCTCACCGGACCCGCTCAACGGGTACGATCTCGGCGCGCAGATCGTCCAGGCAAACCGTCGGCTGACGAAGCGCTACCTGCGATACACTGAGTGCGATCTTGGTGAGCTGTCCCGTGCGAACGGCGGCCTGTGGGGCGGATCCTACTGGTTCTGAGCATGGGTCAAGCGCAACCGGCCGTCATACCTCTCCCCCTCGCCTCGTACCAGCTCGCCGACTTGCGCGCTGGCTCGAAGCGCTTGATCGGATGCTATCCGGAGCCGGCGCCGCAGACGCAGCCTGACGACGAGAAGGATCAGCAGCCGGCATCCCTCCGGCGTTGGCCCGGGCTCTCAGCGTTCACGCCGAGCGGCCTGACGAACCCGCTCCGTGGGATGTGGGAGATGTCCGGCGTAGTGTACGCGGTCGTTGGTTTCGATCTTTACACGGTGTCGAGCGCTGGCGCGTTCACGCTTGTACCGGGCTCCGTCAGCGGGCTCATCGGCAACGGGTTCGTTCGGATGACGGACAACGGCGCGTGCCTGGTAGTGCTAGTGCCAGGCACCGACGTCTGCTGGACGTATACCCCCTTCGCTGGCGGCGGCGGAATGCAGCAGCTAACCAGCTCTTTCTTTCTGACGCTAGGTGGCGCGCTCGACTGCTGGTTCGTCGACAGCTACATCGTGTTCCTGGCGAACAACAATAACGGCCAGGGCTCGTACACGTTCTTCAATGACGACGGTAGGCAGGTCTCGGGCAACGGCCAGATCACCTTCACCACCGCGGCGTCGTTCAATCGTCAGTTCGGTACGGACCCGTTCTACGCGCTCTGCGTCGACCATCGAGAGATTCTCGCGTTCGGGTCGCGCTCGTCGGAAGGCTTCGTGAACACTGGCAACCCGACAGGAACGCCGTTCAGTGCGGCAGCCGACACATACATGACATACGGCGTACACCCACTCTGCCCCTACAGCGTAGCGCTGCAGGACAACTCGGTGATGTGGGTCTGCAACGACCTCACTGTGCGAAGACGTAACGGGCAGACACCTACCCGCATCTCGACGGCAGGTATCGAGGCTGTGCTCTCGAATGCAGCGAAGAACGGCCTACTCACTGGCATGTATGCGTTGACCTCGCCCGCTGGCGGCCCTACGTGGAACGGGCACCCGTTCTACATTCTGACTATCCCGCTCGCTGAGCGTACGCTTGTTTACGACTGCGTGACGCAGAATTGGTTTGATTTGGTGTCGGTGCTGAACGGTCAAGAGATCCAGTACCGAGGCCTCTGCTACTTCAACGGGTTCGGCAAGCAGCTGATCGGCGATTCAGAGAGCGGCACCATAGGGTACCTGGACGACACCGTCCAAACTGAGTTTGGTAGTGTGAACGCGCCGGTCGTGTGCGCGTTCACTACGCAGCCGCTCTACAACGGCAACAACCGCCAAACCGTGCGTCGCGTTGAGGCGGTAGTGACGGCCGGCGCTGGCCCAACACCTGGAGTTGCGCCTCGTATCAGCTTGCTGCTCTCGGACAATTGGGGCGAGACGTTCGATGTGTCGGGCGACGACTCGCAGACGCTAGGTGTGCCAGGTGACACGTCAAACCGCGCGATCTGGTGGAACCTCGGACAATACTATAGCTTGGTGATGCAATTCCGCGTTACTGACGCGTCGCCGACGTTCACGGTCGATGTGACCGCTACGGTTGAGCAATGCAAGTGGTGACATGACGATAGTGCTCGCATCGAAGCCCGGGCTGTCTAGCACGACCGCGCTCTCGATACCGACGACCTGGAACCCGACCTGGTTCCGCGGGTTCATAAACAACCTGCTGAAGGGCGCGGACGTACGTAACGCGGTTGGCGCGAACGGAATCGTTGTGTCGGGTAATATCAGCAGCCCGTACGCGACGATCTCGCTAGGCGGCACAGGTCCGGTTACGATTCCGTTTCCGGTTACGATCACGCCGCCGGCCGGTACGGTTGGACTAACGATCAACGGAGCCACTGGACAGCAGGCAGAAGTCGTCAACGGAGATGTGACGATAAACGCCGCCTCCGGCACGGTGGGACTCACTATAAACGCTGCCGCGGGTCAGTACGGTGAGCTTATAAACGGAGGGTCGTTAGCCGGCATCTCATTCGTCAGCTCAGGTGGCACGTTCGCTACCAATGATCTGTATCTGTTTCAGAACACTGGCGTAGGTCAAAGCTTCCTAGGTACCCGATCCGCGACGGTACTGAACTTTCAGACGAACTCCTTAACGAGGCTGTCGATCAGCGGAGCCGGTGTTGTGACAGTCAGCGCACCCACGTCCGGGAACGCGCTAGTCGTTAACGGGCTGACCGGCGCCTACGCCACCGTTATACAGACGCCGAACACGGCCGGTACAGCGTTCGGTTTGTATATTCAGGCTGGTACGAACAGCAGCGACAACGCACTGCTAATAAACAACGCCGCCAACTCAGCTGCGTATTTCAAGGTAACTGGAGATGGCGGCGTAACGGTTGGAAACGGGGCGGGAGACGAAGGCGCGGGAACTGTCAACGTCACTTCCGCCTACTACGTAGCGGGCGCGAAGCAGCCTGTTTTCTTGAACACGGCTAGCTTGCCGCTCGATACGGGGTGGGGGACGCCCACAAACAATACGGTTACCAACAATTTTCCTGGTACGGGTGCTACACTAGCCCAGACCGGAGGCGCCGTTGCGAGTATTCTTCTGATGCTGAAGGCTCTAGGAGTCGTCGGTGCGTAGTATGTTTTTCAACCAAAAGAGGTGAGGTATGACGAATCAATCAGATAATTCCCAGGACCTAGCGCAGCACATCGCTGCCGCGCTGAAGGATCACCCACACGCTGAGGTGCGCGTGAATCCGAATATTCAAGCGCCGATCCCGGAGCACATCGCGAAGAACATTCTTGAGTTTTTGCGGCGCGTGCAGTCGACCGGGATGGAGGCTGTCGCCTGGGTAGAAGCTTATCAGTTCGTGCAGCAACAAGTCCCGCAGCCGCCGCAGGGTGTGCCGTTCAGCGGCCTGCCCCCGAAGTGAGAGAGTAATGCTGATGTTGAAGTGGACAATGGAATCCGCGATGGCCGCCGTAGCGATAGTCATCACTACGGGCGGAGGCCTGTACACGACCGTCTATCACGGCGGCGTCGTGAATCAGCAGATCATCGAGCTGCAGGCGCAGAATGCGCAGACTGCGGCGCATGTCTCAAAGCACGATGATCAGCTGGCGAGCATCCAGCAGCAGAACTCGGCGATGAAGCAGTCGCTGGACGACATCAAAGACACTGTCCACGATATTCAGACCCAAGTGAGGAAACCGCAACATGGCGATAACAAATGAGACTGTCCTCGATCCGTCAATCGATAGGCGTCTGGCAGTTGATCTGGATGCTGCAGAGAGGGATGAACTCACGGCATATCTCGATACTCGTGGCAATTGGACGTGCGGTCGCGGGCATCTGATGCCGCGCCCGGCCCCAGGCCGGAGCTGGGAGGGTTTCACCGTTCCGCAATCTACCAGCGATCGTTGGTTTTGCACTGACATCATGAACGCGATGCGGCTAGCGTCACGGTGGGGTGAATTTTCCTCGTGCGACACAGCGTGCCGCAAGAATGCTCTCTACGAGATTGCGTTCAACATGGGCGGACGCTGGGAGCAGTTCGACCCTACGCGCGCCGCCATCAAAGCGCAAGAGTGGCAGACGGTGCACGATCACCTGCTCGCCAGCTTGTGGGCGAAGGAGGTGCAGCCGGACGGCTTAGACAAGCCGGGCCGCGCCACGCGCATCGCTAAGTATTTTCTGATTGGAGAGTATCCGAATGGGTGACATCACTGGCCTTGGGTCCATCGCCGATCTGGCGAGCACCGTCATAGACAAAATTTTCCCCGACAAGACCAAGGCCGCGGAGGCTAAGGCAGCTCTCGCGCAGGCGCAGCTTGAGGGGAGCCTCAAGTCTATCGACGATCAGTACCAGATCCAAATCGAGCAGATCAAGGCGAACGCCGCGGCAGAGGCGAAGCCTGGCTTAAGTTTCCGTGACGGCGCCGGCTGGGTGTGCGTCATCGGTTTCACTCTCGCTATTTTGAAGGCGCCTATCGAGTGGGCCTGCTCTCTAGCCGGCCACCCACTTACGCTGCCATCTGTCGACACCAGCACGATCACGACGATGCTGTTCGCATTGCTCGGTATCGGTGGCATGCACGTCTACGAAAAAACGCAGAAGTAACAGCGTAAGCGCAGATGGCTACCTCAGCGTCGGGTAATATAAAGACGTCACTCGATGCGTATTATAACGCCTTAAACGACCCTGGTCTCGGCAGCAGCGGAAGTACTGGGACCGGCACAGGGCTGTTCGGGACCGGCGTGGCCGACCCCAACGCGAACTCTGGACCGTTCGGTACTGGTACTGGTCAGAGCAGCATCCAGCCGTACATGGGGGTGGGGACGGGGACGAACCCATATCAGGCGACTCCTAAAGCGGCTGCCGCGTATCAACAGGCTACGCAGTACAACATGACGAAAGGTGCCGGCGCACTCGCGAACCCTAACGCCGGATACAACGCCGCCGTGAACGCGATGACGCCGCAGCAGCAGATAGATCTCGCTGAGGCACCGTCCAACGCGGGTGGCGGCCTTAACTCTTTCCTGCAGACGTTCGCGCCCGTCGCTTTTGAAGCGTTATTAGATGCGGAGACCGCGGGCACCCTGGGCACCGCACTAGGCGGCGTCATGGGCGCTGCAGTAGGTGGTGCAACGGCCGGCTTAGAGAACACCGCCCTGCAGGCCGCGCAGTCACAGAAAGGTGCCGGCACTGGCGCGAACGTCACCCTCGGAGGGGCTGTGACTAACGTCGGGCTTGGCGCGCTTGGTGGCGCAGCGAACTTCGAGGCGAAGGGTTTAACGGGCGACCTCAGCAGCTTAACGGGCCTCAGCCCAGCCGCAAGCGGGGCACTCGTCAAGGGCGGTATTGGCGCGGGCATGGGCGCAATTACCGGATCACTGAACGGCACAGGGGCTGGCAAGGGTGCGCTCGTTGGCGGTGTTTCTGGGGCGTTGAAGAGCGGAACCAGCTCCGCCGGTCAAGCAGCCGGCGCCGCTACAGGGAACTCGTTCTTGGGTTCCGCAGCAGGGCTCGCGGCAGGCACGCTAGGCGCCGCAGCGGTATCACCTTTACTCAGCAGCGGCAGCGGCAGTAGCGGCGCCAATGCGACTACGTCAAATGGGAATCAGATGGCTATAACAGGCAACAACACCGCGGTACAGCCCGGCGCAAGTACAGACTCTTCTCTCGCTTCCACCATCACTGGCGCTCTGCCAGGCGTGTTGCAAGCGGGTGTAGGCAGCGCCGGCTCGCTCGCTGCGGCGAATGCGGAGACGAACGCGGATCAGAACGCGATCACCACGCAGCAGGGCAACCTCGGTAACATCAACAACATCTGGAGCACGCAGCAGCAGACTGGTCAGGGCGCCAACAACGCGCTGCAATCTTCTTTGGGGCTCAACGGGCAGACAGCCAACCCCTCCAACTTCGAGAACATGCCCGGCTACCAGTTCGCTGTGAGTCAGGGCACGCAAGCGATCCAGCGCCAAGCCGCAGCGATGGGGAACGCGTACACCCCGAACACCGCGGCGGCGGTTGGTCAGTACGTGACCGGCACCGCCTCGCAGGATTACAACACCTACATCAGCCAGCTGATGGGCGCGGCCGGGCTCGGTACGACGGCGAACCAGGGCCTGCAGACCGGCAGCCAGCAGTCCTCCAACAACATCAGCCAGCTCCAGCAAAACATCGGCACCGCGCAGGGGCAGGGTTACACAGGAGTCGCGAACTCGGTGGGTAGCCTGTTCGGTGTCAACGGCGCCGGTACCGGCCTGATCAACTCAGCTGGCAGCGCCCTGAACGGTAATAGCAGTGGCGTCTCTCCGATGAACTACGGCGGCAGCAACCCGAACGGTACAAGCGGGAGTGGTACCTCTAGCGACCCGTACGGCGCGAACGCTTCGCAGTATAACTCGAACATCAACACAGGAGTCGGCAACGGCACCTTCGGCTCCGGCGTGAATCCGAACACTGGCCAGTCGTACGTTACGGACCCAACAGCTGGCCTGAGTAATACTGGTGTGGGTGATATGACTACTCCGACGGTCAACATCGACACGGGCGATACGGACGACATGAGCAACGACCTATCAAATTTTCTGGGTGACTGGTAATGGCCGACATTAGCGCATTCAGCCCGGTAGACATCGCCGGCAACACCACCGCGAACTTTGGGCCGACCGCGGTTGCGGGCCAACAGCAGACCGCCGCGAACACTCAGCTAACGCAGCAGCAGACCCAGGCTGCGGCGATGCAAAACAAATTAATGGCAACACGTATGCCGTTGATTCTGTCGCAGCTGAACGATGAGAATGCTGGCAACACCGACACGTCAGGCTCCGCTGCCCTCAAGGGGCAGGCGAGTGATAGCAGCGCCGGCTCGCAGCCGACTACGCCTGGATCTGACATCGCTGCAGAAGACAAGTCGGCGGTAGCGCCGGACCAAAACTTTTATCAACCCGCGCTGATAGACGCAGCTCTTCGCTCGAAATACTTCGTACCGCAGTACACGCCGCAAGAGATGCAGGCGCTGAAGAAGGCATATCTCGTCGACCCAAACAACCAGTATGGCATGGGTCCGCAGCGCGTGATGGCGATGCATGATATGCGCATCCAGCAACAGACGCAGAACAACCAGGTAGATGCTCGCGACGACTTCGACAAGATGCACGCCGTAACCGACGCGCCTGACGGCAACGCGATGGACGTGCTCGAAGCCTCGCACCCTGAGACAGTCGCCGCGATCCGCAAACAGTTCGCGAAGGATCCTGACGCTGATCACGACGAGGACGCTGCAGCTCGCATGTTCTCCGCACACGTCGCTGGCGCCGTTCACCAGTACACGGGTCGGGAAGCAGTGAAGGGTGACGATGGAGTCTATCGCGATAAGGACACCGGGATCACGATCCCAGGCGTTGAGAAGGTCGGCCTCTCGACCGACCAGTACATCAAGCTGGCGCACGAAGCGATCACGCCGTCGGTTGATATGCCGGACGGCAACGGCGGCTCTATCAAGGTAGCGCCGTGGAAGGCGGCGCAGATGTCCGGCGCGAAGAACATCAACGGTCCTGGTGATTGGATGATGGTGCGCGCCTCACAGCAGGGTTTACCTGGCGCTGCGTCGACGCTGAGCCCTACCAGTGCGCCGAAGCAAGAAGCGCGTTCGGTGGCGCAGGCCGCGCTAGATAAAGTGCAGAGCCAGCACGCCGCGGCTCCCGACACAAATCCCAGCGGCACGCCTAAGTCTCAGAATGGGACCGGCGCCGTGCGCAACGCTCAGGGTAACGTCGACCCGCAGCTAACCGACGCGCTGCACGATGACAAGTACGATTACACACCGACGAACAACGGTGTACCGTACAAGGCGAAGATCGGCAACACGCCACCACCTCCCGTGATGGAGGATATGAAGAACCAGACCGCCGCGCGGAACGATCTCGCGAAGACCTCGAACCAGGGTGTTGGCGCTGCGCAGGCATCGCTCACAATGTATAAGGCCGCGCAGGACGTGCTAGCCAAAGGTAACTACGACGGCGGCGCGTGGAACCAGGAGCTGGCGAAGTATTCTAAGTGGCTGCCCGCTGGCTGGCAGAATCATATGGCCGGAGACTATCAAGAGACGGCCAAGTATTTAGGCACCGCGGCACTACAGGCCGGCAAAGGCATCTTCGCGAAGATGACGCAGATGGAGGCGAAGATGATGACGAATCAACTGAGCCCATCGCCTGGCATGGACCCTGACGCGTTGCGCGACATGATCAGCAAGGGTGCTATGATGTCGCAGTATAGCCTGGACTCCGCGAAGCGCGTACCCGCGTACCTGCACGCTGGCAAGGACGCGAATCAGTTCAACTCCTGGAACCAGGAGCACTTCCCGATGCAGACAGAGACACAGCCGACGACGGCCAAACCCAACGCTGGCGTCGCGCCGGCACCGAAGTATACTGA